TGTTAAGGAAGGACAAACAGAAGTACAAGTTCAAGATTGGACACAAGTCAACAAAACACCAAATGAATATTATTTTATATTCGATACAAGGGATAAAATTCCAAACGAGTATTTTGTAGACTTAAAGTTGAATATTAATAGTGAAGTAACAACATATAAAAAACAAATAAAATTTCAAATTGTAAATAAAAAATGAAAAAAGTGGTTAAGTTAACTGAATCCGATTTAAGTCGTATTGTTAAAAGAGTATTAAATGAATCTCACGAAGATTATTCAGATAGATATATGTTCTTTTCAAATTTAGAACAAATGAGAAGACAATGTGATATGTTATTAGAGTTAGACCAAGATATGGTAACTGAGATATTAGATGACGGTCACGATTGGGCTCAGGACCATATTGCCGAAGCCAAAAATAATATGGACCAAGTGTTTGATTTTATGATGAATCATACTAAAGGAGACGGTAAACAAGATATTGAGGATTCGTCCTTAGTCGTTTCTGAATCAAAATTGAATTTTATAATAGGTAAACCAATTTCACTAATTAAAAGACTTCACACATCAAAATATAATCCTGAATCAGGTAAATTGGAAAAAATACGTAAGGATGTTGAAATTAGTGGTGAGATAGTTAAAATAAAAAATGATGACCCTTTCTCAGTACCGGAAATGGTAGTTAAATGCCCCGATACGGTTTGTAATATTATGTTCGAAGAAAGTAAGAATAGATTTATAGAAGGGGAATCTAGTTTCTCATATGAATATATCCCTGTTTCAGATAGGGATTCCAGAATTCTGAATCTATTCAAAAATAACTATTACGAAAGTGATGAAGAAACTTTACAAGAAGGTAAAAAGAAAACAGGAACAAAATTGTGTGCTAGAGGTAAAGCGGCAGCGAAAAGTAAATTTAAGGTCTACCCCTCAGCATATGGAAATGGGTTCGTGGTTCAAGTATGTCAAGGTCGTATGAAAGGTTTAGACGGAAAGAAAAAATGTTCCCCACCATATTGCTAATGTCAAAATAGTTTTATATCTTTGTACTCACAAAACATCCCCTATGACACTTTATCAATTTGTTAAAAGAAAAATCAAAAGAGTATTTCTTAAATATTATCTTTGGATACATAGAAGACCTTTAGACCAAAAAATTGACCCTACTATGGACAGGTATCAGCAAACCTGTTTTCATATATCAAGAAAACTGCTTAAACAGAACGACACTGAATTAATCTTTGCTCCTGTATCAGAAAAGAAAATCATTATTAATGATAGGTTGGGTATTTATTTAACTCTACAACACCAACAGGCGTTTGTTACAAACCACGTATATCACTATTCTATATTAATGGATGCTAGAGTTTGGCAAAGAGTTAATTTCTTATTTAATAACGAAATTGAGTTACGTAGAAAATCCTATGAAACGGTAATCCACTCACAAATCAATTGTTCTCTAACCGATATTCTTAAGAAGATTTAATTTCATTAAGAATATTCTTAATGACACTTCTTAAGTTTTCGTTTGTTTTTTTCTTCTTAGGTTTGTAAGAAACCATTGTTGGTTTGTTCCCCGTACCCGTTTTAGGTTCTGATTTTTCAGCACTTCTTTTTTGTTGACAAGCACTTTTCTTTTGTGAATCAGTCATTTTGGAGGCAACACCTGCGGCACGACATTTCGGATAACCTTTTGAAGATGCTTCAGGTCTACCACAAGGAGGATGTCCACCACCCTCTTTTTTACGACAAATATTAACCCAAGGACCTTTTGGTTGTTTTGAACCTTTAGGTTTCTTTTTAGTACCAAACCAAACGGCTAAATCCTCAGTTAATAAATCAATATCAGTATTTTGAGTTATTTCAACCCATCCTTCCTTAACATTTAACGGACCTGTTAACACATTCCCATCTCCGTCACTTTGTGTCGGATGTTTCTTAATATACGTAGATATCTTTCTTGCCATTTTTTCTTTTTTTTGTATATCCTTTTTTGGTGTACTCATTTTACCATCATAACTATCATATGCTAACTCTGCGTTGTCATATTTAGATGTAGGAATGTAAAATGGTTGCATTTGTTGTTTATTAAACAATCTTTCACCAGAAACTAATGGTATATTAGAATACTTTCCTGATGATGATGAAACAGTTGCCTCATTTATTTTTGTATTTCTATTTGTCATGAAGGATTTTTTTCATTATTATTATAAATATCATAACACTATCAATTTTATGTTGTACGAAAATTTTGTTTGGACACCCGAACTAACACAGGAATTCAATAAAGTTATATTAGATAATTATCATTGTATTGATGATATTGATGTCGCAACTTTTGAATTTGTAAAATCAAAAATTAAAAATGAAAATGGAAGACGAATTAAACCAATCCCTAGCAGTTTTGTTCGGGAGATTAGAAATACAGACGGAAGAACAGTTAGAGACTATATTACAAACTCTTAATAATGAAATCGCTACAGTATTTTTAATTCATGCAATTAAATACGCATACGAAAGAGGTGTTTACAATATTGGTGAAACAGAAGTAATATCGAAATGTATTAGAATACTTTCTAAATAATTTAGTTATTTAGACCGTTGAATCCTCCTAAGGCGACTGTGTTGTTTTGCACAATTGCTCTATTTTGACCATTTGTATAAATGGCTTGGTTGAGAGTTGTTGCGGTATATGAGTTTGTTCCGCAGTCCTTACAATCTTTAGAGGTAACCCCACCTGAATTCAGTGGTGCTAAACATAATGCACATGTGGTATAGGGACCATAAGCAATTACCGCAGTAACATTATCTGTTGACGTTGTTCCTGATGCAGTCAAAGTAAAACAAACGCCTGTATTTAATTGATAAATTCTATTTAATGGATTTGCCGCGATAGTAGTGTCGTCAGCAATAAATGTTATTGTGGAAAATCCACCGCAAGTGGTACCTGTGAATAGTCTTATAGCCATGATGTTTACTTTTATAATAAATATCTTATAACCTGTAAAAAACAAAAAAAGGGACAATTTCTTGTCCCTTTTCGTTAATATTAATTAATTGATTATCTCAATTCATTCAAATCAAATGTACGAACTCCGTCAACTGTGATACGTCCGTAGAAACGGTTATTAACCATTTTCTTAGCGTAACGTGTCATGATACCTTTAATAGGTGTGAAGTTGAATGGATTGTACATAGTTGGAGTCAACTGTAGAGGTACATACGGTGCGTAAATGTATCCTGTGTCAAGTAACGAAGTACCTTTGTGACCAATTAACACTGTGTTAGCAGGGAAGTAAGGGTCACGGTATACTTGGTAACGACCTGATAGAGTACCTACTCTTTCAATACCCATGTTAAATTGGTCTTGCTCAGGTGACGCATTTGATACGTGGAAGTATTCCAAGTCATCGAAAATTGCAGAAATCTCAGAAGATACAATAATCCAATTTGCTCCACCACGAAGAGTTGACTTGTGGATTTGTGCAGAAATTTGATTGATTGCCGTAATCAAAGTTTGATTCCAATCTTTTTGAGTGTATGGTGTTGTTCCAGATGAAGACAGACGCTTCCATCCGTTGTAGTCCCAACGAAGATTCCAAGCCGCACCTTTACGTAAGTCACGTAGAATCTCACGGTCAATTTCAGCCGCAACTTGTTCTGACAATAAAGCCGTTAATTCAGCCTCAGCGTCGATGTTGTGGAATGCCGCAACGTCTTGAGCAAGTTCAGGTGACCATTGTGCTCTTAGTTTTCTTTCAGTTACTGAAACAGTTACTGACTCAAGGTCAAAAGAAACTTCACCAATTTTATCTTCGAATTCAAGTTCTTCGTAACGTCTCCAAGCCGCAGAAATGTTTGATGTTCCTGACCAAGAACTATTTGTTAGAGATGCCCCAGAATAACCATCAGGTGTAGACTGACCACATGAAACACAAACAGGTACTTGTGCGTCAATTTCTAAGTAAATGATACCCGCTTGGTCACAGATGTTATCATAATAACCTCCATTACCACCAGTATTTGAACGGTTAAATGCCGCTTGTCTAGGTGAAGATGTTGGTCCAACAATACCTTGACCATATTTCTGTGTTACAACACGGAATAAAAGTGGTGCGTATGTTGATACACCAAGATTAGATGCTGCAGTTGAGTTTGCAGTGTAAAGTATCAAGTTAGACAAGAATGACTCATTATCAACTTCTTGACCATCAGGCCCAATTAATTTACCAACACCCGACTGTGAGAATCCTGAAAGACCTACAATAATCTTTCTAAATTCTTTAGTTGATGCTGCAACGTCACCAAACACTGTGTAACCTGAAGTCACCAATGCTCCATTTGACCAAGCAACAGTAGTAGTTCCAGCGGACATAACGATGAATCGGCCTTTTGAGTAATCGAAAATACCTGAAGGATTCAAACCTGGTTCAGTTCCTTCGTAAAACAAATCGTAAAGATTTTTTGCGTAAGGGGTACCGTTTGAGTAACCATCTCCTGGGTCACCAGGGTAATTACCCGGAGAACCAACAGGACTATAGTGATTACCTGAATCTGAATATCCGCCCGGCATTTGACCGTCAGCAGTTGCTCCTGAATATCCCTGAATTTTAGGTACGAAGAAGAACAATTTACCGATTGGTAAGTTCATTGCCTGAACAGATACGATTTCGTTTGCTAACAATTTAGAGAATACACGTCTTACAATTGGAAACACAACTGTTTCAAATGAACCTGATGAACCATCAGACGTTGCTTCGTTAATCAAATGTGACGCTTGGTTTTCATAAAGTTGTGCTACATTTTCTTTTAGGTGGCCTTTAAGACCTTCAAGGAACCCTAATTTGTCCCATTTGTTGATAGTATCTTCTTTGATAACTTTAAGGTGTTTTAACCCGATGTTACCAACAAGACC